AGTAGCCGGTTTCTACATGGATGTAGAATTAACACCTGGTTACAATCAAGAAACAGAAGTAGAGAAAAAAGAAAGAGAACTTGAAGGAATTAAAAAAACTAGAGACGAAGATGTATTTACAATTTTAGAAATACATACTGATTTAGATTTAGAAGGTTTTGAAGACAAAGACTCAACTGGTGAAGGTACTGGAATTAAACTTCCATACATTATTACCATTGAAATGGGGAATAGACAGATTCTATCAATTAGACGAAACTATAAAATAGAAGATCCACAAAAAAATAAAATAGATTATTTTGTTCATTTTAAATTTTTACCTGGATTAGGATTTTATGGTTTTGGATTAATTCATATGATAGGTGGATTGTCGAGAACGGCAACTACTGCATTACGTCAACTACTTGACGCAGGAACTTTAAGTAATTTACCAGCCGGATTTAAGCAAAGAGGAATCCGTGTTAGAGATGAGGCTCAAGCTATACAGCCTGGAGAATTCAGAGATGTGGATGCACCTGGAGGAAGTATCAAAGATGCATTTATGCCATTACCATTTAAAGAACCATCAGCAACTTTATTGCAATTGATGGGTATAGTGGTACAGGCAGGGCAACGATTTGCCGCCATCGCTGACATGCAGGTCGGGGACGGCAACCAACAAGCAGCTGTTGGGACGACCATTGCTCTCTTAGAACGTGGTTCAAGGGTCATGTCAGCCATACATAAGAGATTGTATGTGGCGATGAAACAAGAATTTAAATTATTAGCAGGAGTTTTTAAACAATACTTACCACCAGAATATCCTTACGACGTTGTTGGTGGACAAAGACAAATTAAACAAACAGATTTTGATGACAAGGTAGATATTTTACCTGTTGCAGACCCAAATATTTTTTCTCAATCCCAAAGAATTTCAATGGCACAAACAGAATTACAACTTGCAATGTCAAATCCTAAAATGCACAATCTTTATGAAGCATATCGAGCGATGTATAATGCGATCGGTGTAAAAAATATTGATAAAATTTTGCCACCACCACCTCAACCTACTCCAATGGACCCAGCAACTGAAAATATTTTAGCAATGAGTGGAAAACCATTCCAAGCTTTCAAAGGGCAAGACCATCAAGCGCACATAACAACCCATTTAAACTTTATGGCGACAAATATTGCACGAAATTCGCCTCCAGTTATGGCTGCATTAGAAAAAAACATTTTTGAACACATTTCTATGATGGCACAAGAGCAATTAGAGGTAGAATTTAGAAATGAAATTCAACAATTGATGCAAATGCAACAAATGGTACAACAAAATCCAATGTTGCAGCAAGATCCGCAGGTTCAGCAACAAATTATTACTATGTCTATGAATTTAGAGGCAAGAAAAGCAAAATTAATTGCTGAAATGACCGAAGAATTCAAAAATGAAGAAAATAAAATCATGGGTGAGTTCGGAAATGACCCAATTGCTAAATTAAAAGCAAGAGAACTAGATTTAAGAGCTATGGACGACGAAGTTAAACGTGAACAAGGCCAAGAAAAGATTGATTTAGACAAATCTAAACAATTAATGGGCCAACAACAGTTTGACGAGAAATTAGCTCAAAATGAGGACTTAGCTCAACTAAGAGCTGATACCTCAATACAAAAACAGGCTATGTCTCAAGATGCTAAATTGCTTAACGATATGATAAAACAAGAAGACGTTAAGATCTTGAAAGGGCCTAGAAGATAGTATACAAACTAATAAGGAGAAAACTATGGGAAAAGGAAAAACATTTTGGACAAAAAACAACCCAAAGTATATTGGTAAAGTTGTGTCTGACACTCCGAAAGCGGATATGTCAAATACACTTCCAATTAATAGCGATGGGTATGGAAAAGAAGTAGAAGTTAAAATGCCTCTTGGTCAACCGACTGTAAACAAAGTTGGCGGACAAAGAAGAATGCTAGCTTCGAAAAAGTCTAAAGTAAGTTGGTGGTAGTATGGCTTGGTTCAGCTTAGCTAAGATTGCTTTGCAGGCTGGTTCAAAAATTTATTCGAACCGCCAGAAAACAAAGATGGCAATGTCTGATGCACAATTAATGCATGCAGAAAAGATGGCCCGAGGTGAGGAGCAATACCAGGGCAAACTTTTAGAAGCCCGTCAAAACGACTACAAGGACGAAATCGTTTTGGCGATTCTCACACTGCCCATAATTGTACTGGCCTGGTCGGTTTGGACAGAGGATCCGGAAGCTATGAAGAAGATAGAGATCTTTTTTGAGTATTTCTCGAATTTGCCAAAATGGTTCACTAATTTATGGATTCTCGTCGTGGCGAGCGTTTTTGGAATTAAGGGAACTCAGATCTTCAGGAATGGTAAAAAATAAAGATGGACATCAATTAACAATTTACATATAAGGATAACACTATGTCTAAAAAATCGAGAAAACGAAATAAAAAAATTTTAGGAGCTTTAGCAGCTGGTTTAGGCGCTATGGCTTTAATGAAAGGGAGACAAGGAACTGCTTCTAATAATCCAGTTGGTGGCGTAGATCAAATCGCTGCTGATGCTGTAACAGGAACAGTATATCCTGGTTCAAATAAAGCAAAAGCAGTAGTTGCAGCACCAAAAACAAATTGGATTTCACCTAGAATGCATGGTGGTTCAACAGATAAAGGTGTAAGTGCACAAAACAAAAGAGCTGACTATGCTCAGAAAATGAGAAACAGAGTTACTGGTGTAGATGCTCCGCCAAGTATTTTAAATCCATACAGTCCTAGAGTTATCCAAGGAAGATTAACTAACAGAGGAAATACTTTTAAATCTGGTGGAAGAGTTAAAGGTGCAGGAAAAGCTAAACGTGGTTTAGGAAGAGCATTTTCAAAAGGGAGAAAATAATATGAGACAAAATGGAGTAAGACCAGGA